TTAGCTGTCGGCGAACTTCAGGCCAGTGACCATCGCGCACTTGCCATAGTCTTCAACGACATAAGCGTCATTGATGGACTGGTAGGTGGCGATGCGGTTGTATTCCGGTTCGTCTTTCATCAGACGACGCATTGAACCTTTCTGCCAGTAAATCGACAGGTTGTTGAACGAGGTGATCAGCATCGTTGCATCCGGGAAGAACGGCGCAAGGAACACGCCCAGCCCGCCAATGGTGCGCGATGACAGAATGAGCTGCCCGGCAAGTAATTCCGCATTGGGATTCTGGCCGCTGATGCTGTTCAGCACGGGCAGACGCAGCGAGTTAAACAGGTTGCGCCCCATAATCACCACGAGGTCGTCAGCTTCCTTGTGCCATTCATCCAGCAGGGATGAGCGCGCGTCCTGTACCAGTGCATCAGCGTTCGCATACTTACCCGCGTGCGCCACGGTGTTGTCCATGTTACGGGAGGTCAGCGTCACGTCATTCATAACGCGTTCGCTGGCGTCGGTTCTGATGTGCTCCAGCCAGCCCACGTTAACGTCCTGAAGCAACTTGTTGGTGCTGAAGTTAGACTCATCCGCGTGAGACGTGCCGTTGAAACCGATCATGATGCGGTCAAGCGCCACCTGTCGGGCAATCTGTGCGCTGATGCGGGACTGAAAATCAGGGTGTGCCGCCCAGGCATCAAGCTGCGGATATGAAATAAACGTGTCGTAGTTCACCTGTTCGCACTGGTATTTGCGGTTTTTCAGATCAACCACGTTATTCGGGTTACGGCGTTTTGTGCCGTCATAACTGGTATTCGTGCGCGCAATCGGTCCTGTGGTATCTAGGAGGATTTTTTCGCCTTTCTGGTCGGTCACGCCGATCACGTTAATTCTTTTCGTAAATTCGGTACTTTCCTTTGAGGCGTTTTCAAAACGCTGCTGCACCGCGGGTTCCACGGTAAATCGCGATACCAGTGCAGAAACCGGGATATTGTTAAGCGACGCCTGCTGCGCCATATAGCAACCCAGCTTGTTGCGGGTAATATCTGACATCACCAGATTCATAAAAAATTTGCTCCTTTGTCTTATCAGAAGTCAGCCAGCTGGTCGGAGGCTGCACCTGTTGCGGTGAACCGGTTCTGCGGATCGCCGTCCTGCGTGCGCAGTTTTTCCTTCAGTGCTGCCAGCTCTGTGGTCAGTAAAGTGATTTTCTGGCTGTCCTGCTGATGGCGGGTTTCCAGCACATTAAAACGGTCGATAATGTCGGCCTGTGACGTTGCGACACCTTCCACCGCTTCCTGAATACGGGAGAAACTGGCGTCATCTGCTTTGCGGCCACGGCCAATAATCCCCATAACGCGGTTAAACCACTGGGTGCCTTCTTCCTGACGTTGTTCGGTGAGTTCGATAAGTTCTGACTCCATAGCGGCGGTAAACATCGCCACGTCTCCCTGCTGACAGTTGAATGTCATCAGTTGCATACGTTGTTGTGCCGCAAAGGCCAGACGTTCCGTGCCCAGGCTGGCAGGGGTGTCGGTCATTGCCAGCCCGCGCAGGTAAGGGCCTCCCGTGATGGTTGACTGTGGTTCCAGCTCAATACTGGAGTAAATTTTTTTACCATCGTTAAGCAGGGACATCATGCGAGCGGTCGGCTCAATTTCGGCATACAGCGCCGTGCGACCTGCCAGCGGGCCATCGGTTATGTCTTCGGTGCTCAACCCCACAACATCGCCCATAGCGGAAAACTCGCTACCGGGAAGTGGTGACAGGATGTGCTCAATATTCACACGTGCACCATAAACGGACGGGTTATAACTGGTGGCGGCAGCTTTCAGCATGTCGCCGTTGATTTCGCGCCCGTCTGCCGTTACACCGGAGACAGCCACGCGAAACTTTTTGCGGGATGTCTTTTTTTCATTAGCCATAGTTTTTGCCCCTCTGACTGGTTCTTCAGTCATGATGGCAAAGCGTAACAGGCTGATACAAAGGGCTTTTGTTGTAAGAAAACGGCCAGAACAGGGGGTTAAGGAGAACGGTTTCGCGCGCGGGTAATCTTCCTGTAATTACTCAGGGGGAGCAATGATTCAGGACGCTTTTGTGCGCCAGCGTGCGCGGCAACTTTACTGGCAGGGTTATCCGCCCGCAGAAATATCACGTCTGATGGGAATAAACCCGAACACGATTTATGCGTGGAAAAAACGCGACCAGTGGGATGAAACGCCACCCGTGCAGCGTGTCACGCAGTCCATTGATGCGCGCCTCATCCAGCTTACTGAAAAACAGAATAAAACAGGCGGTGACTTTAAGGAAATAGACCTGCTGACCCGGCAGCTTAAAAAGCTGCATGATGGCCAGCCGGATGTGATGGCCGCAGGAAAGAAAGGCCGGGCGAAAAAACTCAAAAATCATTTCACGCCGGAACAGATTGCCGCACTGCGGGAAAAAATCATCAGCAGGCTGGAGTGGCATCAGCGGGGCTGGTTTGACTCCCTGACCCTTTGCAGGGAAGCCGGGATACGTAACAGGATGATCCTGAAATCCCGACAGATTGGGGCGACCTGGTATTTTGCACAGGAAGCGCTGCTGATGGCGCTGCGTGACGATGTGGCGCAACCTTACCAGCGTAACCAGATTTTTTTGTCTGCGTCGCGTCGTCAGGCGTTCCAGTTTAAAAGCATTATTCAGAAGGCCGCGGCTGAAGTTGATGTGGAGCTGAAAGGGGGCGATAAAATCATCCTCTCCAACGGCGCAGAGCTGCATTTTCTCGGCACTTCTGCTGCGTCGGCACAGTCCTATACGGGCAATTTTTATTTTGATGAATTTTTCTGGGTCAGTCGCTTTGCTGAACTGCGCAAGGTGGCTGGCGCTATGGCAACCCTCAGCGGACTGCGGCGCACCTACTTCTCCACGCCATCCACCGAAACGCACGAGGCATACGCCTACTGGAACGGCGACCGCTGGAACGAGAAAAAGGCCTCGCATAAACGCCAGCGTTTTTCTGTGGACTGGAAAACGCTGCATAACGGACTTATCTGCCCTGACCGGACATGGCGGCAGATTGTCACGCTGGAAGATGTGGTTAATCACGGCTGGAAACACACCGATATTGACGAAATCCGCGATGAAAACACCGAAGACGAGTTCCTCAATCTCTACATGTGTGAGTTTGTCCGCGAAGGGGAATCGGCATTTAACCTGAATATCCTGATTGGCTGCGGCGTTGACGGATACGACGACTGGAAAGACTGGAAACCTTTTGCTCCCCGCCCGATGGGAAATCGTCCGGTATGGATTGGGTATGACGCAAACGGCAGCAGTGGCAATGGCGACAGCGGCGCTGTGTCCGTGGTGGTTCCTCCGGCTGTTCCTGGTGGCCGTTTTCGAACGGTGGAGACGCGACGCGTTCAGGGGCTGGAGTTTGAAGAACAGGCCAGAGTCATTGAAGAGTTCACGTGTCGCTACAACGTGGAACACATCGGCATTGATGTGACGGGCGGGAACGGGGAGGCTGTTTATCAGATAGTGAAACGGTTTTTCCCTGCTGCTATTCCGTACACCTTCACGCTGTCATCAAAACGGTCGCTGGTACTGAAAATGCTGCAAATAATGCGTGCCGGGCGGTGGGAATACGATCGCGCCGAACGCGAACTGGTCGCGGCCTTTAACGCCGTGCGTAAGGTGAAAACACCGGGCGGCTTTATCACTTACGAAACGGACCGCGCGAGGGGGATCAGCCACGGCGACCTTGCGTGGGCGACCATGCTTGCTGTCATTAACGAACCGATTGGCGGCGAAGGAGAAAACGAGCGTTTCACGGTTATGGAGTTCTGATGAGCAGAAAAAATAAAAAAGTGCGCATGAGTTCACGCATTGATCTCGCTGATGCGCTCAGGAAAGAATCATCGCTCAGTGCATTCACATTTGATGGTCCTTATCGCCTGACCGGGCATGACCTGCTGGACAATATGTACTGTGCTGATAACGGGCGGTGGTATGAAACCCCGGTGGACTGGTACGGTCTGGCAAGAGCAGCCCGGCAAACGTCCTGGCATCAGTCTGCGCTTTACTTTAAGCGCAATGTATTACTCGGTTGCTACATCCCGCACCCGCTGCTTTCCCGGCAGGATTTCTCGGCGCTGGCGCTGGACTGGTTTGTGTTCGGTAACGCATTCCTTGAGCTTCGAAGCAATATGCTCGGCGAACCGCTTAAATTACGGCACGCACTGGCGAAATACATGCGACGCGGAAGCGATCTTGAATCATGGTGGTATGTGCAGGATGGCAAGGACGCGTTTCAGTTTCGCCCTGGTAAAGTGTGCCATCTGATGAATCCGGATATTAATCAGGAAATCTACGGCATGCCGGAATATCTTGGCGCATTACTCTCGGCCAGCCTTTCTCATTCGGCGGACATGTTCAGAAAACTGTACTACGACAACGGCTCCCACGCCGGGTGCATCATCTACATTGGTGCAGCGCAGGTAAACCGCGAAAGCATGGACTCCCTGAAAGAAACGTTACAGGGCGCGCGTGGTGGTGGTGCGTTTAAAAACGTGCTCATCCATGCGCCCAACGGGGGCAAAGAAGGTGTGCAAATTTTGCCGTTCCAGCAGATCACCGCAAAAGATGAGTTCATGAATGTTAAGGCGGCATCCCGTGATGATGTGCTGGCTGCGCACCGCGTTCCGCCGCAACTGATGGGGGCGATGCCGGGCGAAAAAAGTGCGTTTGGTGATGTGGAGAAGGCCGCGCGGGTTTACGCAATTAACGAGCTGATGCCAGTCATGGAGGCCATGAAGCACATCAATGACTGGCTTGGCGAAGAGGTGATCCGCTTTAACCCTTACGCACTGTTAGACACCCAGCCCACATCCTGACGCGCTTCGCTTGTCTGCTGCTTCGCCGGGGCATAAAAAATTTATGCCCCGACTCTCCAGCTCCTGTATCAGTCAGATAATTTCACGACGCTTTTCTGCTTATTGCCATCATCGGCGGTCAGACTCTTACGCAATCCCACCGCGTTGACTGCATGTTCTCGCCGCCTCAGTGCGATTTTGACGGCCTTACCTTTCACCCCATCAAATCCGTATTCTTCACGCTCAGCGTGAGAAATACAGCCATTCTGTTGAATCTCTGCGACATCGTTAAGGGAACGCTATTTACCCCCTGAAACGTGGGCTGTTCCCCCGTCACCTGCGCGCAGAAAAAGTGCGTTTTCTTGTGCACGCACGGATCCTTGACGGATCCAGCCGCCACGCGGGCCGGAAGGGCAAAAAGTCGTTCAAAATAATTGTGCAAATTTGTGCACTATCGTGCATGTAAATTCATAAAAAAATTACAGAAAAAAGGCCGCTTTCGCGGCCATAAAAATTACGTGTCGAGAGAAATTTGTGTGCGCAGTTGAATAGGATTCAGAATTGTATATCGCTGGCGAATAACATTATATAAATCAAAGTCTTTTACCCTTACGCTTATTACCATCGCATATTGCATATCAGGGGCTGAAACTCCCTTAACATGGCGCGAAGAATCTCGGGCATGATACCGTATATCAAAAACTGGATCGCTTAATAATGTATCAGCACTGAACTTTTTGCTTCTGTGCAAACAAGTTTCCCACTTATGACCTTCACTCCTACACTCCCTTTCAGTCTTATACTGGCTTTTTTGACCAAAGAAATCATCTGTATCGGTATCGTCAAGGCCGAATCTTGGGCGGAAAGTTACCTGCATACCGGCCCTTGTATAGTTTACTGAATGTTCAGGATCTACTGGGGTTTGAATGCATAAAGTAGCGGTAAGCTCAAATGCTTCGTCAAAGGGAACATCAGGGAATGGGATCGGTGCCCTTAAATATTTATTTTTTGCTAATGAACCATAGTAAATTACTGTAGCAGTATCATTTGGACAATCGATTAAAACGTTAGGATCCTCACTAAACCGTCCCCAACCGATATGTTCACGCGAATATTTTCTTGATGTTTCAGCATGATGAACAAGCAACGCTTTCAATGCAATGGTGTTCAATGGAGTTCCTGATAGAGCCGCAACTCCAGCGGCCGTTCTCAATGCTAATGGAGAGGCATAACTGGTTCCTTGAACTCCAACTATAGAACCAAGCAGAGGGTTGTAAGTGTAAAAAGGCTCGTCGTCGCTTCCACCAAAAATAACACCATCAGGTTTAACGAATCCGGGGCTTCTGCCTGGGCCAATACAGCTATATGGTGCCCGCCCCCATTTTTCACCGCTACGATCAGCAGCACCAATCGCTAACGCGTTTACCATATCGGAAGGAGGTTGTATTCTCGCTGCATCACCGTCCTCATTGCCATCATTCCCAACAGCAACAGTAAGTAATATCCCATGCTTAGCACAGATTTGGTCTAAAACAGCAGTCCATACATGAACCTCATCATCACCAATTGGAAGATGAGGACCAATACTTAGATTAGCGAACTTATAGTCACCACTATCAAGAACGGACTGTATTTTCTTAAGGACATCAAATAAATCCCAATTGCCATTGTCACCTGATGTCGGTGAAAGAACTCTATAATGATCTACATTCATAAACGGTCTTTTAAAAGAAGGTGCATTTTCCTCGACACGTCCGAATAAGAAAGTGGATGTTACTTCATTACCGTGCTGCAATAATAATCCGCTTGTTTCTTTGGTGTCTGGATACACGTATTCCGTAACCCAATTACTCAAGTCAGCTGTCCCCAAGCCACCATCAAAAATGGCAATACGTTCGGATTCAAGAACAGCTTTAGAATTAGGGAGCTCCGGTGTAACTATATTAGATAACTTTCTGACAATGTTCGGCTGAGTACACCTGAGAGACGGCATCGGCCGCACAACGCGGATTAATGAAAAATCGAGTGTTTTTTTCATATCTTCAGGTCGCGCGTGTGCAACGATGAAAGTCAGCCCACCAACTTGGATTCTACTTTTGTAATCAACAGAGACACCATATTGTGCCGCATAGCTAATATAGGCTTTAACGATATCATCGTCTTCAACCCCAGCATGAAGAACCACTTCAAATTTTATCAAATCACTTTTCGCATGCTCAAAATTGCGTGCTCTCTCTTTTCCTTCCAAAAAGCTAACACTTTCAATTTCGATCAAATCCTTTTGTACGCCCTTCGGAGCTGTAGGGGAATTTAAAATTTCCTTAAATCTTATAACGGCATCATCATCACCGCTAACAAACAGTTGCGCCGTTACTAAGTCCTTATTCTGATCGCACTGACGTGCCGCTTTCCGTGGGCGAATGATTACTTGACGGCTACCGACATCCCGTAAACCTGTCGCTCTAAGTAATCCTTCCGGAAAGTAGCTTTTACCCAAAAACGCTGGGTGTAAAGTTAAATTGAATACACTCTCCCCCCTTGGCTTAGCCGCATCATCCAAACTGCGAAAGCGTGAGAGTAAAGTATCAATCTCTGGGTTTAAATGCTCCCTTACTTCTTCAAGAGTATAGGGATAGCGCTTACCATCCCTTCCTTTAGGCAAAGGTTCCTTTTTTGTCAGAACATGACCGTTACCTAAAAGTAAGTTCCTTTCCATCATTTAATCCCCCACTTTTGTAATTTATTCGCGATTGTTGGATGTGAAACACCAACTAATTCAGCTATCTTCCTATTTGAAAAACCGTCAAAATGATATTTAATTATATTGAGATCATTATCGCTAAATTCATCCAATGAAACCCTCTCCGTAATTACGGATTCTATTAATGAGCTTTCAAATGGAATATTTCTAAGTACCTCATTCTTTTTGGAGAAATTCAAAATACGGTTAATGATGGCAAAGGACATGCCATCTAATAATGGTGCAAGTTTTTTAGATAGTTCAGGTTCAATATTATGATTGACTAAATATCTATCTATCAGTTCTACTGATGGCATATTAAATTTAAGGATGTGCTCAAATCGACGCCAAACAGCCGGATCTAAGATATCAGGGTGATTAGTCGCAGCAACAAGAAGCGAGGTCGCCGGCCACTCATCTATGGTCTGTAGGAGTACAGTAACTAAACGTTTTAATTCTCCAACGTCCCTGTCATCATCACGTCTTTTTGCAACAGCATCAAATTCATCAAGCAAAAGGACACATGGTTTCTCTTTGGCATAATCCATAACGGATTTAATATTATTACCTGTTTTTCCCAAAAGAGAACTCATTACAGATGAGAGATCCAATGTTAAAAGAGGTAAATTTAACTTTGCAGCAAGCCAATGTGCGGACATTGTTTTGCCTACGCCTGGCGGGCCAGAAAGTAAAACCGTCTTCACAGGTTCAAGACCAGCTTTGAACAAAGAAACAGCATTCTCTCTTTCGTTAACAATTGACTCCAGCTTCTTTGAGATATCCGTATTCCATACAGGTTCTTCAACAATTGCGTTGACAGATGTTTCCTGCAAAAGGTTTCGTCTGGAGTCTCCATCCACAGGCATAGGAGCCTTACTAGATGCCCCACGTAATACTGTTCCCTCAGCAACTAACGAAGCCAGCTTAGAAGCTAAAGCCTCATCATTTTTACGGATGTTGTTAATCATCTTTCTGCATAGGAGTGTAAATGCATTTGCGTTGCCTTTGATGCCTTGCTCGATGAGTTTGAAAAGTTCATCCTCCCTCACGTTTACCATAAAACCCCCAATAAAACATAAGCTTGTGTAAGCTGGTAACTGCATTAATGAAAATCAGTGCCTAATGTTACCACTCTTGCTGGCGTTATTCAAAGAGTATCCTCACTTTTTTACTGTATGGATAATCAGCATAAAATCTATCCAGTTGGGTTACTCGAACATACTGTCAATACTTGTTTCCAACGATTGATCAGTTCTACAGTTTTATCTCCTTCACTTGTGTTGGCAGTATGCTTATTCCTGAACCAGCTCGATTACTTGGCCATTTGAGAAAGATGTGTAGATCTTCTGATGGTTTGTATTGGAACGGGGTGCATAGTGATTTGCACCCCGTTCTTTATGTTATGGGATTGGTGGCAGGGCGAATACGCCCTGATGTTATTCAGGAAATAACGCCCGGATATTTCCGGCCATCTGACTGGTTATCTGTGCGGTTGGTACTGGCTGTGACTCGGGGCGTTCTGTCCTGGTTTGTGTCACTGATAACGTCTCATCGTCAGCCCATGCAGCCAGTCGGTAAGCCTCTGCCGGATTCATTTTCAGAAGTGCCAGCCCGGCCAGAAAAGCCACGCGTTGGCTGCTTTTGCGGGCTTCTGGTGTAAGGCTGTCCAGCCATGTGCATGCTTCGCCTTCGTTCTTGACGGCGGCGGGCTTCAGATAGAAACTTATCCGTCTGGTTGGTGTCGTCATTGGTTTACTCCTTGTCCATTGCGTACAGCCCATTAACCAGAGCAAACTGTGGCACTCCGTCCGCGATGAAAGTCGCATTAACTCCGCAGGCTTCGCGGATAGCGGGTGCCACAATCTCCGCCCCTCCACCGACAACCATCACCCGCCCGTAACCCGAAAAAACCGCCAGCGCGCGGATCACGCGTTGTTTCAGTGTTTCTTCCTTTTCACGAATAACCGCCATCAGGCTGTTGTAATGCGCGTCATTGTGGATGTGCTGGCGCAGCCAGGCTTCATCATGGCGATGTTCGATAATGGTATTGGCGATGTGGTGACTGGTACGCATACCGTTAGTGGCCATCACCGACAGTACGGCATCGGCCATCAGGGAAACGCCTACGTGTGGATCGCAAAACACCTGGCTGATACCTGCCAGTTGTCCCTGAACCTTTGCCACATCCAGCGTGGTTCCTCCTAAATCCACAATCAGCAGGGATTCAAACGGACTCATGTCAGCCAGTGCTTTAAAGCCAGCCGGAATGGATTCAGGCATAACCCGCACGTTACGGATAGTGAATGCCTCACCGTTCTGGTACTCCACCGGGCGCATGACGTTCGCTTTTTTGCGGTTGATGTTGGCCATGTCCGGCTGTGCGTTTGTGTCGAAATACTCGCTCAGTGGCAGGGTGACAACCACATCCACCTCCTGTGGTGTGATGCTTGATTTGACCAGCGCGTGATGAATGGCAATGACATTCACATCGCTGTACTGGTATTGCGTGTCGGTCGTCTGGACAAAGCGATCGCTGACCGGATCAAAACCATAGCGCACGCCATCAAGCATGTAGTTCGCGGGCTGCGTGCCACCGAACGGCGCAGACCATTCCGACTTGAAACTGTTCGGGCTGATGGCGTTGCGGCGTTCGCCGTTCTCAGTCCATGCCAGCTTGATGTTGGTGGAGCCGTCGTCGATACAAATTTTCATGTCGCTTTTCCTTATGTTGATTAATTAATCGTTTACGGGATTTTCAAATCCCGCTTTTGCCTGTTTTGTGCGCACTTCATGTTTTATGGCGCGTTTTTTGCTCATTTACGGGATTTGTGAGTCCCGTTTCTGTCTGTTTTTTGTTTCCACTGGTCAGGCTACCCCGCAGCAGGTCTGCTTTGCGGTGGGCGCGTTCAGTGGTTTCACTGATTCTCTGTGCGTGCTCTGTGTCACGGATGGCGCGCAGCATGTCAGAAAGCACGGTAACGGGGGTTTTCATGGTGTTCTGGTCCTGCTGAAGTGTGGATGCCAGACGTGCGGCGGCTTCGGGGTCTGATGCCCCCAGTTGTTCCAGATAGCTGGCGACCGGGTTATGGCGGATCTCTGTGCTGCTTACGCCGTGATTACGGCTCAGGCGCTGCCAGAGCTGCGTGATTCGGCTGTCCGGGCGGGTATCCGGTTTGCGTACAATTTCAAATCCCTGCGGTGCAATGATGCTGCCGTCAACGTACAGGCTGCCGCCCCGTAACAGGTGCTGCATCTGCTGTTCACCGATATGCAGGCCGAGAGATTCGGCAGATTCCCGCCATTCTTTAGCGAGTAATTCGTGGTTATCAGGCAAAGGCCGCTGCTGTTTGCGGCTCTGTGTCCAGCTCTGCATTTCATCACTGCTGTTTTTTGCCTGTTTGTCACGAAGCGAACGCATCAGCGCCCGGCGTTCGTGCCGTTTCAGTGAGCGCATCCATTCGTTCACTTCAACGCCGTCAGGGAGTTGCGGCCACGGTGCTGGCCGTTCTTCCGGCTGTTCTGTCCCGTTGTTGTCCGTTTCCTGTACACGGGGACAGTTATTGCCACGAGTCCAAGGGGCGGCAGGGCCGCCCTGAAGGTCAAAACCATTTTCGCGGGCGCTGTCTTCCGTTTCCGGTTTACGTCTTACCAGTTTCCAGTTATCCGGATGCGTGCACACACGGGAGGATTCCCCGATGAGTGGTGACCAGATCCCGTAAATCTGTACGCTCTGTTCGCCGTAATCATTCAGCTCATCTGCGAGGTCGTAGGCGGTGCGAATCAGGTAGTCTTTGCGTGGAACAAGTACGCCGCCCTGTTTTTCAATGTAGGTGGCAAAACACCCGGCATCGGCGGCAGCGAGTACCGCATCCATTGCGTCATCTTTCAGTCGTTGCGGGCCTTCCGGGTTGCGTGCCATCTGGCTGGCAAGGCGGCGCAGTTCACGCCACACCTGACGGGAGGGGATGCCAAAGAACTGGAACTGGCGGACCCGATGAAGGCGCGCCCAGCCGATGGCGCGCTCCACACTCTCGGCCATTGATTTTCCGGTTTCGTGGTCAACGCGTGGCTTGCCCGTTTTCGGGTCGATGCCATCCACGGCGCGGCTGTCCAGGTTCTTTCCGATGTAGGTCGCGATATAGCTGGTTGGTGTGCCTTTTGAGCCGTCGACATACTCCGCCTTAAAGCGCGGAGTAATATCATTGCCCAGCTCGTGGCGGTCTTCCTGAATGGCAATATCGCGGGTGATGGCCACGATGCTGTCGATTTCTTCCGGATGAGCAAAGACCATCATATGCCAGTGCACGGTGCCGTCATGGTGAGGCTCCACCGTGCGGATGCCATACCAGCGAAGACCGTCGCGGTTCAGTTTTTTGCGGACCGCCGCAAAAAACGTGTTAACCAGGTAATCGCTGGAGTCGCGCATGGTGGCCCCGTTCCATTTGGGATTCGGATGACCGTTCTCTGTTGTGGCGTGGTATTTTGACGGGCAGGTGACAGTCAGAAACACCGCTTTGTCGCCACGGGCTTCGGCCAGAAGTTCCAGCCCCTTCATGGTGGCCATCATTTCTGCCTTACGGTGAACCGGGTTACTTACTCCCGCGTAATACACCGTCTCGAGATCAATCGTGAACCCGTCTTCATTTTCCAGCATGAAACTTTTCAGGAAATCGCGTGTTTTCTCGCGCTGTGCGCGAAACTCGCTTAACGCGTCCTGGCTCAGATAGGGCGATGTTTTTCTGGAAACCAGACAGGCGGCGCGGAGTTGTTCTTCTCTCCACTCGCAACGTAACAGCCACAGTTTGCGTTTCCACCATTCTGCACAGGTCAGGCGAAGGATTGCGCCCGGCAGCAGCTCCGTGTCCGGTTCGTTCCTCCGGTCTTTGTCTGTTGTCAGTGCGTCATAATGTGGAGGCATGGCGTGCAGGTGTAACGCCATGCGGGCCAGCATCTGATACGCCTTCAGCGTTACATCCATGGTCAGTTCGCCATCGGTCGCGCCAAAGCCATCGCAGAGTTTTTCGAAGGTGCTGCTGAACATCGCCGCCGTCATGGTGGCCAGTGTCTGTATCTGGTGTTTGTTGAGCTGCGGCAGGTAAAGCAAATCGTCCAGGCGTTCGCGTCCGGCAAGGGAGCGATAACCCTGTGTCAGCCAGCGGTGATCGGTGCGCTCCAGACGTTCGAATATTTTGCGCAGGTTTCCGCGCGCGTAGCGTTCAGCCTGCCAGCTCTTTTTGCCTTTCTGACGATCGGCTTCCTGTTTTTTGCGCAGGAAGGAGAGGTGGCGAATAAGCGGATCGCGCAGATAGGACGGCAGCAGGCGCAGCGAGGCCATGGCTTCATCCACCGCGCCGCGTGCCTGTTTTCTGGCGTCTCCTGCCAGTGTGATGGTTTTGTCCTGTTTTTCCTGTGCATCCAGGCTTTTATTAATCAGGTTGCCCAGCGGCGTGGCGGAGAACGCCGCATCAGCCATTTCCTGGCGGCGCTCGTTCTCTGCCCGGTAGGCATCCAGCCAGGAGGAAAGCGCAGATTCAGGAACGGGGATCCCCGTTCCTTCACGTCCCACTGCGTGGTGCGGTTGTTGCCAGTCCCTGATGTACTCTGCCGTCATAGTGATTTACTTCGTCATGCCATTCAGGGTGTCGCGGCAGACGGCAGCCAGCCGCTGAATTTCCAGCACGGTGTCTTCTGTGTCGGCATGGCGATGTGTGATGCGGATGCTGTCGGCAATCACATCGACGATTGCAGAGGATGGGCGCTGGTAAATGCCAATAACGGACGGGGTGTCACCTTCAATGCGGTAAAGCCTGTAATTTCCCTCGTGGCTGTCAATCATGTAGCGACCATCAATAACAATCTTTCCGTCAGCGAGCTGCGGTACAGGCAGGGATTTCAGGTACATGTCATAACGATCACGCACGCGAGCGGCAAGATCACGTTCTGTGTTGAGCAGGTATTCAAGAAAGTCGTTGGCGAGAATCATTGCGGCAATCCTCTTGTTACAGATGTGCGAAGGCCTCCCGCCGCAAGGTGCAGGAAAGGTCCGGAACAGGAATTAATGGAGTTTGTTTTGCTGCTGGATGAGCTGTTGAAGCTCGCGCAGATCATCCGCCAGATAGCTGAAAACAGCGGATGAATAGAGGTTTGAAAGTTCGCAGCTACGCTCATGCAGCATATTGATGTGCATGATTTTAGCGACGCGGAATGCGCGGGAAAGTCTGCGGTTGATTTCAGTCTGGATGTGACGACGCTCCGCGATAGTGCGGTGCTGTTTGCGGTTTGCCATGATATGTGGCCTCTTGTAGTAAGTTGTGAAAACTCACCATCCAGAGCTGCGAAACTGTGGGTGGCGAGACGTACGAGGTTCGCAGTACCGGCTACAAGAGATCCCGGCCCGACCGAAGTCGGCCCCGTACGCCCCGCCATAATTCTGACGCGAAAAAAACGTGGCAATACAGTACGCACAAAAAAACCGCTGGCGCGGTTGTGCGCTCTTGTAGTCAGCAGGCTGCGAAACCCGGCACCCGTTTTATGAGGTGCAGCGGAAATGTAACCTGACTGATTGCGGCATGGCAAGCGGTTTTTTTGTGTGTGCATGCTCTGGTTTCTTACTGGTTCAGAAAAAAATCAAAAACCTTGTCAATACGTTGCAGCAGCTCTTGCTGTATTGCTTCCGGCGTTTCCGGTTCGCCTGGCACCTCCAATGTCGCGCAGAAATCAGCGATTTCATGATGGAGCGTCAGGCGAATGGCAGGAGCCGTGGTTCTGGCGTGCTCCAACTCATCCAGCAATGCCAGCGCAGCAGACGGCGAGAGCATTGCGCGAAATGCCAGTAATTTTTGAGGTGTTGCCATTCGTTGCAGGGCAAATGCCAGTTCGCGTAGCTTCTGGTGGTTGATGGTGCTCATGTTCTGGCTTCCTTCAGTAGCTGGTTAAACATGTGAGTAAGTGGATTGCTACACCCGAACGGCATCGGGTTTACGTGGTAAGAAGCCTGGCCTCCAGTTTTGCGAGCGCGACCACCTGTGCTGCGGTTTGTTCTGATGACTAAGCCGCCGCGCCAAAGTTGGCGTAACTCAGCATTAATGGCTGTGGTTGGAGTATTCAGTGCTGCGGCGATCTCTCCGCCGCTACACCCCGGATGAGTAGCGATGTAGTCCAGAATGGTCATCTGCGTGGCTCCTGTACCTGTCGGATAAGGTTTACCCGCGCCACATTAGTGGCGCAGAAGTAAGTGCCGTCAGTGAGGTAGATGTGGTGTGCATCCTTTTCCGAACGATGTTTGTCGATAGTGGTAATCAGGCGTTCGTCGACCTCGTATTCGCGCCCTCTGGAGGTAAAGCGAACGACGGGAAAATGCTTAATTGCCATTGCGCCCCCTTTGTCCAGTAACTCTATGCGTTAAATACGGTGCACTGTGCGTCATCAATGAATGCGACTTGAGAGCGCTCTATCAGGCGGAGATTTGTCAGAATTTCTGATTCCCTTATGGGGTGAGGAGTGATCAGGTATTTATCCTGTAACCCGGCGATAATGGTGTATCGCTGTAGCTCCGAGCCAATTGTGTAAATAAGGCGTCCGGTGTTAGACAAATCCAGTCCGGTGACTGGTTGTGTTCTGAGAACCGCCAGTTCAGCATCCTGTTTTGCGATAATTTCGGCTGCTTCTGCCGTGACTCTTGCGACTATCAGTGTGTGGGTTGCGACGTCCATATGATTATTTGCTAGGGCTTTTTTCGCTACTTCGTTTTCTGTCTTTGAAATTTCTTTCAGTGCTCTGATGATACCTTCTTCTTTTGCGTGCATTTTTGTATCTCCGTTATTTGCGTGTGCGAATACCTCCGTTAATACGGATGGTTTTCACGTTTTCTTATTTAATTTGATGTTTTATTTGTATCGTTATTCACCAGTGAAAAACGTTCAATCTTTTTTACTGAATGAATAATTCGCATAATTCCAATGGCGCAGGCCACCGAAATAATCAGAACAAGCCATGAGATAAATATACTCATGCGATATTCCCCAGCTTATACGGTTCAATATGTTCCCCGCATTCTGCGGCACAGATCAGCTCGGAAAGTTCGTTAAGTGCATCCAGATCATCAGCGTAAAAAGCGACGTCATACAAACTCCGGATTGCCCTGGTCAATGAGTCACGGGCTGCACGTTCAGCATGAGCGCCTGATGCACTTAAGCGAAAATAAAATCGTTCAAGTGCTTTGTTAATGAGAGTTTTATATTCTTTGCCCATCGCAACGCCCTTTAATCTGCTTTCTGAATTTCAGCTTCTGAATCCATACAAATAATTTCGATATATGGTTCATCGCCATTAACCTGACGTGCCTTTTCAGCTTCGCTAATGATTTCTCGCACGGTCTGGTACGGAAGCTCCACAGTCAGGCGCGTACCGTTCAGATAAACGTAAGTAGCTGCGTTTTTTTCGGATGGAACAACTCCGTCAATGGCTGATGCGCGTAATAACAGTTCACCGCGAAAATCAATAAAACGGATAAATACACCTTGTGCATGCTCTTTGGTCATAAAGCACCTGTTATAAATCAGCCTGTTTAATAAAACTTTGCCCACGAAGCAGACGATCAACCGTGCGAAGTGCTTCGTATAATGTGAAATCCTGCCCGAATTGATTGTCGCCGCAGCTCAATGCAAAAATGCGGTTTCCGGTAAACGGATTGCGTGGGCATTTATGGACCACGATTCCAGCTTTCTCAATCAGCCAGGCATGCTCGCCGATTTGTTTTACTGGGTAGCCATCCGGCGTTGCGTGTGTATCACTCAGGCTGTAGCGGATGTTGCTGCGTGATGCACTGGTAGCGAAACGGTTAGCGTGGCGTTCAGCACCATTACGAAAGCGTGAATTACGTTGCTGTTTCATATCAAAACTCCCTGCATCTCATGCAGCAAAATTAAGAAAGCCTAATCCCAAATCTTCCGCCAGCTTCTTGGCTTTCTTAAGCCAGTGATTGCGCCAATCTTTACGCTCAGGAGGAAGCTGTTTCGTTGCGTCATAGACCATTTCGAGCCACTCATTCCAAAGGATGAGAAGACGGCGCGAACTCCCTTCCTCGCCTAAAACCTCGCGCTCAGTAGTTAGAGGGATGAGTCGACGCTCTACCAACTTTCTTACGGCTGATTCGGTCTTACCTGTGCGGCGGGAAAACTCATCGACGGTGATGGGGTCTGGGATCTTAAACAATGCCCTCAATAGTTCTTCATTCATGTGATAATCTCCCTGTTTGGGGTATTTCTTGCGACGGATGCCCCAAATCAAACTCATTTGTATAAACATTAATACAGACGTTGGAGAATTGCAACATGCGTATGACTATTGGAGAGCGCATAAAAATCATGCGTGAAAGCGAGAGACTTACTAGCCTCCCGGATACAGCAAAAATGCTTGGTTTAAACCGTGATGCTCTGTGGAGATATGAAAGCGGTAAAACTATCCCTAATGCTGAAGTAATTGAGCAAATACTAAACAACCCCAGATTTGAGAAATATGCGTTGTGGTTTATGACTGGGAAAATTGCGCCTGAATCCGGGCAGATAGCTCCGGCTCTCGCACACTATGGGCAAGAGCCAACGGACTTACCCCCATCCGAAAGGAAAATTGGCTAACCCTTTATTATTCTTACGTTTTACAAACTGGAAATGTCTTTCCTCGTTTCACCGGAGGGCTTGCCAATGGCAATTAAAGCGCTCGATGGTGGACGGTATAAAGTGGATGTTAGACCGCGTGGCCGAAGTGGACGTCGGATTCAGCGGATTTTTAAGAAAAAGGCAGATGCAGTGGCCTTTGAGCGTTATGTTCTCAGCCACATGCACGATAAGGAATGGCTTGAAAAGCCAACAGAGCAACGTCATCTCTCAGATCTGCTTCCGTTATGGTGGGAATTGGGTGGACGCAATAAGCCATATGCTAACGGCGTTCTAACCAGGTTGAAAAAAATCATCAAAGAAATGAATGATCCAAGGGTTAGCCAGATTAATGCTCGTTTCATGGCCGCTTATCGAAGCTCCCGTTTATCCTTGGGAGTAAAAGAGTCTACTGTTCGGCGTGATGAGTCGGATCTCGGAGGAATGTTTACACTCCTAGCAAATGCCGGGGAATTTCACGGAGAAAATCCGCTCCGCGCCCTCCCCTCTTTGAAACGAAAATCACCCGAAATGACGTATCTCACCACGGAAGAAATCGCCAAATTACTGGATGCAGTAAGCGGTGATGCCCGGCGGATTACGCTACTTTGTCTCAGTACTGGGGCGAGATGGGGAGAAGCGAAAAATCTGCGCGCGGAACACATCATCAATAATCGCGTGACGTTTAACAAAACTAAAAACGGAAAAGTTCGAATTATTCCTGTCTCTGATGAAGTTGTTAGTGAGATCAAAACAAAGAAATCCGGCCTTTTGTTTGACGTCAATTATGAGGAATATCGCAAGGTGCTTCGCAGTGTTAAGCCAGACCTACCAAAAGGACAGGCTGTACATGTTCTACGCCATACCTTTGCTGCTCACTTTATGATTAATGGAGGAAATATACTTACGCTCCAGCGAATTATGGGGCACGCTACGATCCAGCAAACTATGACCTATGCGCACCTCGCTCCTGATTTCCTCCAGGATGCAATTTCACTTAATCCGTTAAAAGGAGGCATCCACATTTCATCCACATAA